GCGTTGCTGGTCAGGTTCACCATGTGCGTGCCGGTGGCCGACAGCAGGCCGTTCTTCCAGGTGCGATCCCACAGGTCTGGGATCAGGCCCACCTTGCTCACCTTGTTGAGCAGGCCCTCGCGGGCACCGTCCTCGGTGAGCTGCACGAACTTCTCGACCAGCACCTTGAGGTTGGGGGCCACCTGGGGGTTGGCCAGCATGGCCTTCATCTCGGCATCGCTGACCGCCGGGATCTTGATCTGCAGCTGGCCCAGCACCTGGTCGGCCATGCCCTCGGTCATCTGCATCCGACCGGCAGCAGTACCCTGAGCGCCGCGGGTGCCCACCAGCTTGTAGGTTTCAAACAGCGCGTTCTGGCGGCTCAGGAGGTACAGCATCCTGGCCTGCAGCTCGGCATCGTCCGGCTTGAGGTAGGCCTGCCGGGCGACATCGTAGAACTCCCTGCTGTTGGCGTAGCTGGCCAGGCGCAGGCGCACCAGATCCTGGGGCAGCTCGCCGTACTTGGCGCGGATTGCCTCCAGGTCGCCCAGCACCTCGGTGCCCAGGCCCTTCTTCTTCACATCGGCCAGCAGGGCCTCCCAGGTCATGCGCTGGGTGGTCACCCCGGTGGAGTTGACCAGGGCGTCCACCGTCGCCTTGAAGTCCTCGGGGCCGTCGATGCGGTTGAGGTTCATCAGCGTGGTCGGCGGGGTGCCAGCCGTCGCTGCGGTGTCGATGGTCTGCTCGATCTGGGTCAGCTGGCCCTGCAGCCTCTCGACCTGGCCGGTGACTGCGTCGGCACGGGGGGTGGCCGTCGGGGGCGCTGCGGGGGCTGCAGCAGGCGGCGTGACCGTCGGGGCACCTGCGGGCGGCTTTGCCGTCGGGATCGCGCCTGCGGCCTCCTGGGCGGCTTCCCGGCCCCTTTTGGCGGCCTGGCCCTCGCGCACCATCTTGCCGCCAGACTTGAGCAGGTCAATGATCGGCCCGAGCTGGGCGACCTGCACGCTGTCATCGGCGGTGGTCACCACCTGGCTGTCACCCACATCAGCCATGTCCGTGTTGGCGGGCGGGGCCGCATCCGACGGCACGGCATCGGACAGCATCCCAGACAGACGCTGATCAAGGGGTTGATTGGGGACGGCCATTATTCAACCCCTCCTGATGGGTTTTGTACTTTCGCTTTCTCCGCTGAGGCTTGCTCCCTCTGCTTTCGCAGGGTGTCTAGGCGCTTGGCGTTTCGTTCGTTGAGACGTTGCGTAGCGCCTGGATCAAGCGTGCCTGCTTGGCCGCCAGCTCGGGGTTTTTTGCCTCCTGCTGCGCCATCAGCTGCTCCAGTAGCTTCGCGGAGTCGGGTGAGCTGGTCTGCATACCCGGCTTGCTCAAGGATTGGTTGGAATCTTGCGTCATAGAACAGAGTCCTGAAGTCAGGGGTGGATGCGATCAGTTGTTCGGTGATTGCATTGTCGCGGATCAGCTGAACCGCGCTGCGGCTTTCGCCAGCACTACCGGCGGTTTCGTACAGCGTCTTCGCCCAAGACCAGATTGTCTCCTGAACTTCCGCGGGCGTCCATGTCTCGCCGGTCACCTTGGTCAGGTAGGCGGCGGTATCCCGCACCCTGGCATTCATCGCCAGGTAGCCGGGCCCCTTGCCGGGGTCACCGCCCTTGGTCAGGCTGCCGCTGAAGATCTTCTGATCAACCAGGGAGAAAGCCGCCATCCAGGCATCGTTGGTAACTTCGTCCACGTTGCCCTGCAGGTTCAACATGAAGCTGTTTACCTTCGGCCCAGACAGTACAACTTTGCTAGGATCTTCCGACGACAGGGCCCGCACGCTGTTGTTGATCCAGGCGTCCAGCACCGACTCCTCGCCCTTGTTGCCCTGGACGCTGTCGCCCATCACCTTGATGATGGCATCGCGGTCGGTCGGGCGGCCGGCTGCCGTCCAGTTCTTCCAGACCTGCAGCGCGTTGAACAGGTTGGACTCGACGCTGGTCTGCGGGCTGGTGGCCGACAGCAGCGCGGCAAAGCGGGGCGCGTCAGGGCCGAACACCTGCAGGATGGCCTGGGCGCTTCCCTCGTACCAGCCCTTCTTGGCCTTGCCACCGATGGCCGCCGCGGCGAACTCTTTGGTCGTCGGCAGCTCGGACAAGATGGTCACGAACTTCTGCGCCGTGTCTGAGCGGAACTTCGCCTGCTCTTCGGGGGTGAGGTTCTTGATCGCCTTCTGCAGCACCGCGGCCTGGTCAGCCGGGATCTTGATCTCGCGGCCAGCAACCTTGACCGGCATCAGCAGGGCATCTTCGGGGTTGCCTACCGGCTTGATGCTCAGGCCGACCGGCACGTTCTCCGTAGCCTTCAGCAAAGCCTTGCCACCTTGCACGGCAAGTTGACCACCCTTGACCAGGGCCACCGGGTCGCCCACAAGCTCGCCCACGAACTGACCAGCGCCAGCTGCCGTCTCGCGCTGCTGGGGCGTGAGTCCCATGCCAGGTGTGCCAGGCGGCACAGCTGCCGGCAGCGGCGGCAGGGTGATCTGCGTGCCGGGGATGGTGTAGCCGTTCTTGAGCAGATCCTCGCTGGACGGCAGCACCGAAGACTCCTCCAGCGACTGCGCGGCCCGGCCAAACTTGTCCAGCACGCCGCCGCCCTGGTTGTCGGTGGCCAGCCGGTAGATGAACCGGCCCAGCTTCTCAACGTCACCAGGAAGGCCGAGCGCCGCCCCGGTGAATCCTCGCGCAGCACCTGCAGCGAAGTCGGGTGCGCCCTGCACCATGCGCTGGCCGATGTCGCTGTTGTTCTCCGGCCTACGCCGGCCTGCGCCAGGGAACACGCCGAAGGCAGCACCACCGGGCCCGGTCACACCAGGGCCAGCCTGCGCCACCTGGTAGGGCTCAAAGGGCATCTCGCCCTCTGCCGGCGGCTCCGGCTCGGGCTCCATCCGGGGGTAGTTGACGTTGGTGTACTGGTCAACCAGCTGCTGCTCTAGTTTGCTCAGGGCCATGCTTACCTCGCCACTTCACGCAAGATCTGGATGCGCTTGCGAACATAGTCCGCTTGGTCATCCTTGGCGGTGATCTTCAGAATGCCCTGCTTGACCAGGGCATCCACATCGGTGTTCTCGTCAATCACGAAGCCCTGCTGTACGCGCTTCTTGGAGACAAGCTCGGTCACGAAGTTGTTCAGCTCGTTACGCGCCCGCGCCTTCGTAGCATCAGCACGGTCGGTGTCGTTGTAGTTCTGCGCGGCCTCGCGGGCCAGCTGCGAATACGGGATGGCCACACCGGGGTTTGACTTGCGGAAGGCTTCAATCTTGTCCTTCCAGATGCCCACCAGCTTGTCGCCCTTGGCGATCTTGTGTTCGTCGTCCTTGCTGGCGAACACGCTCTGGACATCGGGCACGCCGGCCACGCGGTTGAGGAACTTGCGGGCCTCAGCCTGATCCCTGTCGAAGCCCTGGCGCAGCTGGCTGTTCAGGCGCAGGTACTGCTCACCGCTCAAACCAGCACGGGCAGACAGGCGCTTCAGCTCCTCGGGCTCGGTGATCTCGCCCAGCATGATCTTGTTCTCAAGTGCGCCGACCACATACCCGTCCGCGGCCTTGGCCTTGGGGTCGAGGAACTTCTCCAGCTGCTCGATGGACAGGATGCGAAGACCTGCCAGCTCGTTGGCGATTGCTGTCTTGCGACTTGTCGGCGTGTTGGGCCGGTAGTATTCGATCAGCAGGTCGTTGCCCTTGTTCTCCCGGTTGGTCTTGTCCAGCTTCGCAGCGTCATCGCGCAGCCGGATATGGTTCCCGACGTACTCCATGAACTGCTTCTCGATCTGCTGGATCGCGGCATCATCCTTGCCGGGGCCCTCCAAAAAAGACTTGAGCAGCGCAGAGTGCGTACCCAGCTCGCCCTTGCGGATGCGGTCAAGCACGGCCATGGGGTTGGTGTTGGCGTTCTCCGGGGTATTGAGCTTGCTGGCGATCACGCCGATCTTGGCGTTCTTGATCGCCTCGCGTGCCTGCTGGCTATATTGCGACTGCAGGGCGGGGCTGCTCAAGGTCTGCGCGTAACGGTTGATGTCGGCCAGGAAGGTCGGCGCATGAACCAGGTCGAAGTTGGCCGGGTCGGCATTGGCTGCGGACTGCAGAAGATCGCGGCGGTTTCGGAATGTCTCATCCACCTTGATGAGCGCCTGCTCCTGGGCCCGCTTGATATGCGCCTGTACGGCATCACGGTAGACCGCATTGCCGCTGGTAGCCATCGAGGCGCGAAACTTGTAGGCAGCGTCCGGGTCGATCTTGGCCAGCGTGCGACCGAGCCCCTCGGTCATGGTGTTGATCTTGGTGAGGATCTGATCCGGGGTGACATCGCCGAGCTTGACCAGCTCCAGCAGCCGCACCAGCTCCTGACTGCCTTCCATCTCAAAGGCTTGAGACAGCTGCAGGGCGCGGGACTTTCGGACGGCCTGCTGGAACACGCTGACCGGGTTGGCACCCAGATCCAGATCGTCCAGCCTGCCATTCTTGGCGGCCTCGATCTGGTCAGGCGTGGGCGGGTTCTCGGCAGCGAACTGCAAGCCTTCCTTCTCCCGCTGCCTGAATGAATCCTGGAACAGGTTGGCGCTCATGCGGTCGAGCGCCTCAGCGATCTGGCCAGCCCCCTGTGCAGCGACACGCGGCCCCACAAAGTTGACCTCCCCCACACCCACGCGCTGCATGGGGGAGGAGCCGGGGCCGCGGATGTCTACACGGCCAGATTCAATGCGCCCAGTTGCCATCTATTAATCCTCTCTGCCGTAGCGCCGCCAGTTGGCGAGCGGATCCTGCGGCCCGTAGTAGGCTGCCCTGAATTCACGATCCTTCGCCCGCTGCGTCATCCCGACTTCTGCAAACGGGTCGGCCTTAGCCAGGTTCATCACGCCACGCGCCAGGGTGAAGTTGGCCAGCATCCCGCCCGCCTGGCGGGAAGCAGCTGCGGCCTGGTTGTACTGGCCGGACTGACGCTGGGCCTGGAACAGGTTGAGAGTGTTCTGCAGCTGCGTGGACTGAACCAGACCCATCGCATCCTCAAAGCCAAGCACACGGGCAGACAGGGCATTGAGGTCTGTGACATCAACATCGCGCATGGCTGCGGCCACGTTCTCCAGCTGAACGTCCTCAATCGAGCCGGAGCCCAGGGCCACGCCGCTGGCCGCCGCACGGGCACGCAAGGCAGCATTGGTCTGCCTCATGTTCCGCATCAGGGTGTTGCCGGCGATCTGCCAGTTGCGGGCGTCAGCTTCTGCCTTTTGCAGGATCCGGCCCGTCTGCACGGCGGCATAGGTTTCATCCAGGTCGGCACGCACCTCGGCCACGGCCAGAGTGTCGCGTGCCTGCAACAGGTAGCCTGTTTGCTGCTGGATGGCCGAGGCCCGCTGCATCTCCGAGGATGCGTAGGCATCCAGCATCCCGCCGATGGCCTGCGCGGATCCGAGTACTGGTGGTGTAGTTGCCATGGTTAGGTTCCTGCGTGGACTGCCACACGGTAATCAAGGCCCAGCAGCGTCATCTTCAGGGGCAGGTTCTGGGACACCTCGATGGCCTGCTCGCGGCTGTAGCCCAGCACGCCGTTGACGCGCTTGATGCCGGTGAAGGTAGGCTCGGGTGCATCCAGTAGCGGGTTGTCGAACAAGCGGAAAGCCACCGGCTGGTTGTTGACCAGCAGGTGCTGGGTGTCCTTGACCACCGCGTTGATCTCAACGATCCGCTTCTTGAAGCCCACCCGGTTGCCGGTCTGCAGCCTGATGTCCACGGGCATCGTCTTGACGTAGACCGTGATGGGCAGGCCCACCTCGTAGCTGGTAACGCTCTCGCGGTCGAAGGTCACGGCACCGCCGGCGCTGACAGTCTCGTTGCCCTGGGGCACGCCGTCGCAGATCACGTTCAGCGACTTGCCGATGTGCGGCAGGCCGGAACCCACGCCGCCGGCAGACCCGCCTGTGAAGGCGCAGTCTGTGTACAGGCTGTCGCTGAACAGCTCCACGAAGTACCTGTCCACGCTGTTGAAGGTGCGCTTGGTGACGCAGTAGATCTGGGTCACATCCACGCCGATGTCGATGAATCGGCCATCGGTGGTGAACTCGCTGGGGCTGGTGATCTGCTGCGAGCGCATCAGCGAGAAGACGGCCAGGGAGCCGTCTGCCTCGTTGGTCAGCATCAGCAGATCCGACTCATCGGTGCTGGCGGCCCGGCGCATGGCGATGCGCTGCGGGGTCTTGAGCAGATGGCCAGATAGCAGCGAGATGCGGTTGGTGACGTAGGTCGCCTGGGTGTCCGTGAAGATGAACTCGTTGAGCGACTTGCCCTGGCGCTGGATGTAGACCGAGCCGGACTCGAGGGTCAGCACCCTGGTGCCAGGCTTGATGCCGTTCCTGCTGACGTTCTTGAATGTGAAGGTCAGCGGGGTGATCGGGTCGCTATCTCGCTGAGGGACGAAGAACTCGCCGCCCGTGGTGAAGACCTGGAAGTCACGCGAGCTGATGATGTCGGTGATGACGTTCAGCTCGTTGGTGTCCAGCGTGGCCTCGACCGCATCGTCGTCCAGGGACTCGGTCGGCACGAACTCAAAGAACAGGCCGATCTTGCTGCCCCAGATGGTGGACGGGCGCGACTTGGAGCCGCCGAAATACAGCCGGCCCTCATGGAAGGTGACCGACCGCGGCCAACCCTTGGTGCTGCTCCACACATCCTCGTAGCCATGTTCCAGCTCCCAGCGGCCCGCGTCGATTGCTGCGGTGCTGAAGAACGGGTATTCGGTGATGGCCTCGACCACCGTGGCCGACACATACCGCACGATGCGGGCGCGGCCCTGGGGCGTGGCGTTGACGTACTGGTTGACCGCCTCGGTCGTCCAGCTTGTGATGCTGTAGGTGCTGGTGTTGTCTGGCGTGGTCGTCCAGGCCCGGTCAACGGTGGCCACCTTGGTGGAGCCGACGTAGTCCTCGATGATGCGGATCTGGCCAGCGCCTGTGCCGCCTGTGATGGTTATGTACAGGCCGTTGTAGTAGTCGTCCGTACCGCTGGATGATCCCTTCAGCGTGATGGTGGTGCTGGTTCCAGCCTGGGCCGTGCCGGTGTCGTGCTTGGAGCTGGTGGTGGTCAGCGTGATGTTGCCGCTCACCGCAGACGGGGTCAGCGACTCCGAGTTGTTCGTGTGCGTGTCCAGGTTGAAAGCGTACTTCGGCACGCTGTCGAAGGTGATGGTGGTGGCCGTCCAGGTGGCATCGCTGCCGCCGCGCACGATCTTGACCGGCTGCAGGTCGGGATGCACCACGATCAGGGTGTCAGCCGACTGCGTCCAGCACATATCGTCCACCATGTCGCTGGTGATGCTGGTGGTCAGGTAGTTGTTGGCCCCGCCGTTGATGGCCGTGACCACAGCCCCGTTCTTGATGACGTACATACGCTGGTGCGTGAAGCACAGCATATAGCTGTCGGACACAGAGAACTGGAATGGCACCAGGCGCACGCCGTTGGCCGCGCTTGGCGTGCTGCTGTTGGGCAGCTCCAGAACGTGCTTTGTGCCTGGCCGGCGGCGCAGGCCACCTTGGGGCTGGATCAAGACGTTCGTGGCCTTGGCCAGGGCGTTGTTGTACTGCTCCAGATCGACACGCGCCCGCATCAACGGGTCAAGCTCGCCCGTGCTGAAGTTGGTCTGCAGGTCAACGAATCGGGACATCAGTACCTCGCCGTGATCAGGGTGTAGTCGTCGATCACCTTGACCGCGTTGTTGGCACCGTCGATCTGCGTGGCCTGCCTGAAGTGGCCACCGCGGCCATTCTCGTTGACCTCGCCCAGTGCCATGCGCCGCCAGAAGCCAGCCTTCTCTGCTTGCTCTGTGATCGGCTCGGCAATGTGCCAGGCCACCTGGTACTTGAGCAGCTGCACGAAGTACTGCGGCATGGCGTACTCGGGGGTGCTGTACTGGTAGTCGATGAAGACAGACTCCAGATTGGTCAGCAGCTGGTCGCCCTGGATCTCCCACTCCTTGCGCGGCGTGGCACCCACGGCAGCCGAGTCATACACAGCACGCGGGCCACCAAGGCGGTCGCCGGGCAGCTGGTAGGCGTACTTCCAGACGCTGTTGGGCGTGGTCACCAGCCGGGACAGCTGGATCTTCTTCATGCTGAAGCTCCACGGATACATCATCAACGTGGAGTCACGAATGTCGGGGTAGAGGCGGTCGCAGACGCTGGATTCGTCGGTGCCGTCATTGAAGGATGAGATGGCCTTGGCACCCAGCAGAAGCAGGGCGTCAGAGCAGATCGTTATCCCGGTATCTCCAGCAGCCATGTGTACCTCTCAATGTGAGAAGGGCCAGCCTCCGATTGCTCAGGGGCTGGCCCGCTTGCGCCGACTGCGATTAATCGCTGTCGGTGTTGGACAGCGTGGTGCCGTCCGTTACGTCAACCACGCCGGAAGCGTTGGAGACAACGTAGACCAGGGTGACCACGGCGGTAGTGCCGGTGGAGGTCACGCAATGGATAACGTCGCCCACTTCCAGGGTGTTGGCCAGAGCGTTGAAGTAGCCGCTGGTGTTGACATCAGCAATGGCGTCGGTGGTCTTGTAACCATACATCGACGGGGCATTGCCGCGCTTGGATGCGCTGTACGCGGTGAAGCCGTCAGCAGAGTAAGCCATGTTTCAGACCCTCCTATTAAGCGGCAGCCGCGGTGTCGCGGGCCGTGATCTTGACGATACCCTCGGCGTCGATCGCCACAGCACCGGCAGAGAACAGGGCGTTGACAAGCCAGCTGGTCTTCTCGGGGATGTAGTTGATCTCGGTGCGAGGAGCGATGCCTTCGGCGTAGCCAATCGCTTGGCTGTGGAAGGCGTACAGGGTACGGTCGGAAGAACCGTCGATGGGCAGGCCACCTTCAGCGCGATCACCCAGCACATGGAACTGGAAGCCCATGAATGCGTTGATCTCGCCCTGAACCAGCGCCTTGACCGTGTTGAAGTCAGAGCTGGTCACCGAGGTCTGCTCCAGCATCGCAGCCAGGGAGTTGGCGTGGATGATGATGTGGCGGCCATCAGCCGGAACGTTTTTGGCGTTCAGGATCTTGGCAGCCTCGCGCAGCTTGGCGATGTTCATGTTGGTGTTTGCGCCGCCGATGGAGTTGGCGACGGTGCCGGTGCCGGAGGCAGCAGACAGCGCATCGAGGATCAGCTGATCCTGGCGACGGCCAATTGCTGCACCGACCACTTGGGCCAGCTCGCTACGCTCATCGAAGTTGACCTTCTGCTGGCTGAAGATGTCGCTGTACTCAGCGGCATTCCAATCGCCCAGCGTGCAGGTCACGGTGCTGAACCCGACGTTCATCGGGGTCACATCGGTCTGGGTCACGCGGGCAGTAGCCACGCCTTTGCCGACCTTGGGGAACTTAACGGTGGAGCCTTCGACACCCCGACGCTGACGCACAGCGCCCACCAGCATTGCTTTGCCCTGGTAAGCCTGTTTGACCTCTGCGTCGAAGAGAGTGACAAAGGCGTTCGAGAGAGAAACGCTCATTTGATTACCTCATTCGGTTGTTGGACAGGGTTTGCGCGTCGGTGAGCCGGAGATCCGGGCCTGTGCTTGCTGCTTGCGGCAGCCACTCGTCAGCATCTCGCTGCGGTCAGGGTCACCTTGCGATGGGCCTTGCCTCCATTGTAGGAGGAAATTGCACTTGTCAATAGGGGGCGTTGGACTTTGTACAAAAAAGCCCCGGCGCGAGGCCGGGGCAAGTGGCAACGGCAGGATTGCCGCAACCTTGGAGACTCAGTTCCCGATGACTTGGTGGAACAGGCGCTCGACTTTCTGACGGTAGGCAGGATCCGTCTTGTACTTCGGATCATTAACCATTTGGTACAAGTCGTCCTTTGACGGTGCGCCGTCCACGGGCACCGACTCGATGGGCACGCGGCCCTCGTAGGCCTCGCGGATCTTGACCAGGGCCTGCAGACCGCGGGCGGTGCCGCCCATGATCTTGAACTCCTCAAAGTCCTCCTTGGCCCAGACGCCCTTGTTGACCAGGCCCCTGGCCCAATCGACCATGCCGTTGATGACGGCGCTGGCGTTGGGGCCGAGCTTGGCCATCTCGGCCTTGGGATCGACCATGTCGCCGGCCATGATCTCCTGAGCATTGGTCTGCAGGCGATCTACCAGGTCATCGAACTGCGCCTGGTTCAGGCCGTTTTCCTTCGCCCAGCCCACGATGGTGTTTGCCATCGGGTTGTCGGCGGCGTTCTCACCGAACTTGCTGGTGTCGTACTTGCCGTCAGCCGGCGCGTTGTGTGCGCCCTTGCTGATCTTGCCGCGCAGGTCGCGCCAGGACTTGGCCAGGCTCTCGTAGTCGGGCTTGCCGTCCTTGACGAAGTTCTCCGGCAGCCACTCGGGCGGGGCCTCCGGGGCGGCAGCCGGAGCTGCAGCTGCAGGGTCTGCAGCCTTGTGGGGGATCTCCGCTTTCTGCGGTTCTGCGGGGGTGTTGGGGTCTTCGACGGTGACCGAGTCCAATAGGCCGGTGTCGCCACCGGGTTGGTCGTTGGTGTCTGCCATTGGGTTAGAGCTTCCTTGCTTGGTTGATCCGCGCTATTAAGTCCCGCACCACGTTCCTCTGCCCTTCGGCAAAGAAGGCATGGGAGGGATCAGCGCCCGGCACGGCAACGGGCACATCCACATACATCTCGCGCAGCCACTCAAGCAGCTTCTGGCCATCCTCGGTGCCGAACACGCGCAGACACAGGCGCATCAGGTCTTCACGCTTTTGCGTGGCCTCGCGCCTGTCCTCGGTCTGGTCGGCGTTGTCCAGGTCGTCCCAGCCGCTCATGCAGGCATCTCCTCAGCCATCGGGGGCTGCATAGGCGCACCGCCGGCCTGGGCCTGCATGGCCATGGCCTGAGCCATGACCTGCGCTTGCTGAGACTTCTGGGCCTCTTCCAGGATGACGGCCCGCTCCTCGCGGGTGTTGCGGACGGCCATGGGCACGCCGAGCTTCTCGCCCAGGTAGTCGGGCAGGGCGTCGGTCTTGAGGGCCACAGCGCCGTCTGCGCCGAATGTCTGCATGATCTGGGCGTACTGCAGGATGGCCTGCACCTCGTCCATGGATTGGGCCTGGGCCAGCGGTGCCTCGGGCACCACCTTGACCTCCAGACCGTTGACCCGCAGCGGCATATCAATCAGGCCGCGCTCGTCCATGACCTCCAGGATCTTGGACACCAGCGGGATCATCGTCTCGTTGATCAGGCGACCAAAGGCGCTGCCCAGGTTCTGGGACAGCTCCTTCATGCGCTCCACGATCTCGGTGGCCGAGCGGGCGCTCATGTTGTCTGGCGGCAACGATTCATCCAGCAGGATGCGCTTGACGTTCTGGCGCAGGTCGTTGATGACCAGCTGGCTGACGTTGAAGTCGCCGGAGCGGGGCAGGGCGGCCAGGGCCGGGCCTTGCGGGCCGCCGTTGCGGGCCACAGGGATGATTGCGCCGGGGGCCAGCTTGACGGTGTTGGGGTTCAGCACCCCGTCGTCGGCAGCGGTGTAGACCCCGGAGACAGCCAGGCTGGCGTTCTTGAGCAGCAGCTCGATGGTCTTGTTGGGGGTCTTGATGTCCGGCAGGGCGGTGAGCAGCGGGCCGCGGCCACAGATCTCGCCGGCCACCTTCATGTAGCGGCTGACCACCGAGGGGCTGGACTTGCGGCGGCGGTAGACCAGCTCCTCTTTGCCCTGCTTGTAGATA